GTAGTAAGTGGAAAAAAACTTTTACTTTCTCATCAGCCCCTGGAATTTAAGGCACCTAGCAAGCTCATAGCAAGGCGCAAAAAACAAGGCAATACATAGTGCTAGGCTACAATTAAAACGCGTCAAAACGCTTTAAAATGCGTCTATCGTGGCTTGTGAATATGGCGATTTTATTTGAACCAATGGGAGGCGCTATCTAATGGCAATCCGTTGAGGTCACATCCTGGCATGATGCCTCGCAGTTCTTTTAACCGTTTGTGTTTATCGTGGCATGGTTTGCAAAGGCTCTGCAAATTTTTTGCATTAAAGAATAATTCTTGATTGCCTTTGTGCGGTGTGACATGGTCTGCGACTCCTGCTGCAGACGTGATGCCTTGAGATTCGCAGAGTTTGCAGAGTGGATTTGATTGTAGTTGGTCGCGTCTTAATTTGCGCCATTGAACTGAATCATACAATGAGTGGTAAATGTGTGAGCGTTTCATGCGCGGATTATAGGCGCAAAAAAAACCCCGAACAAGTCGGGGGTGTGTGTTTACTCGGGAAGGTTAAGAAACGCTATAAACACCAATAAAAGAAAACATATTGATCGAAATAACAATAAAAATGTAAATCTAATCGCATATAAAATCATTGTTGACCCTTAAGGGGTGAAGATTGGATTTTCTGAACCGTCACGGTAAGCGTGACCGAGCAAAACTTCTCTGATGTAGATAGAGTCATCGTAAATTACAAACCAATCAGGCTCAAGTTGAAATTGCTCACCGTGAGTTGCGAGTCCTTGTTTTAACGCAAATAAGACTTCTTTTTCGGTTGTGCCATAGGCGGAAAAGCTGAAATTCTGAGTTTGAAGTGTTGCCACCCATATTTTTTGATAGTCGTGGTGCTGTTTCATTTTTTTAACTCCTTATAATCAATTGAATTCGTCCAATAGTCCCATCCGAGGAGGTTCAGCGCCTCCGCAGCAAACTTAAATCGCAAGGGGTGAAATCCGCAAACCTTGTCGCAGTAGTTCCAAAGTAATATTTTCATTTTTTAGCTCCAAATTAAAAAGCGCAATCGCCAATGATCGTTTGACCGTGGTATTTTTCGCAAAGTGCATCAATCTCAACGCTTCCAAGGTAATCAGAGTCACCGCTCTCGTGGTTATATATTGCGATGTCACCGCCCGAGTTATAATCAAGGCTTTCATTTTCATTTAATCCAAAATGTGCAGATTCATATAAAAAGTAGTCCGAGTCACATTTGAATAATTTTGCGTCCGTATAACCACCGCGCACGTCAGCGCCTTGGTGAATTTGTAGCAAAACATAATTATCAACATAACCGCCTTGCCTTAAAAATGTGCCTTGCAGAACCTGACTAAAATCGGAATCATAATTATAGGTGTTGAATTCGCGCCTATACTTATCAACCTCAAACCCATTTTTTTCTAGCCATGCGCACTGTTTTGCGGATGTTCCGAAGAATTCACCGTCCCAATTCTCGCATTTCATACGGTTGAATTTTTCGCAAAATTCGTCCAATTCTAGCGTTTTGGTCAGATGGTGAAACACCGAGAACGTCACATCCATATAGCCATCAAAATATAAGATGACAATTGGCTCCGCTTTAAAATCTGCAAGTGATTTGCTCGCGTTGCGTTGCCACATCCTGCCATTAGCACCGCCCGAGTCGCACATATTAATACCCGTGTTAGTTTTAAGCATTTTGTAAATCATGTTTTCAATTTTCATTTTAAAGCCTCCAATTCTTCACCAAAATAACTAAATTCAGTTTTTAACTCTTGTTCTGTCATATTCTGCAAACCTTTAAAACCAAATCGCAATAAGTGACTAATAAGCTCATCTGCAGAGGTGTCATCCTGATGAGTGAATTCAAGGTTTAATTTTATTATTTCATTTATTAATTTAATATTCATTTTGTAGCCTCCAATCTTAAATGGTTTTTTTTAATCAAATTACTCATGGCGCAATTTTTGCGTTCGTGCAATTCGTTAGCTAAATATTTCATAACGCTAATATATTCTTCAAGCTCTAAGCCTCCGAGTTCGTCAGCTTGTTGTATTGCGTTTAATGTGTCCTCAATTATTTGCGAGGCTCTGAAACTGAATTCTTTGTTCATTGTGTGACCTCTACTTTCGTGGATTTAATTTCAACATCGCTTATTATTTCGTAGTCCGCGCCATCCTCGCTAGTTGGACAACGCTTTTTAGCTACTATGTCCAATGCGTCTGAATGTGTTAAGGCGTCAACCTCATACCAAACGCGCACTTCGCATATCACAATTTGATTAACTTTAAATTTAGCCATTTTTTACCCCTTAGTGATTAATATAAATTATGGTGCCATCGGTGTGACCGACATAGGAACCGTTATTCTCTAAATATTCACGAACTGCTAACCAATGGCCTTCGTCATCCTCCATTGGCTCAATGTCAAAAGCGTCAAAAATCTCACGCGCTGACGCTTCGGAAAATTCGCAAGCGATTGCCACAAGGTCAAATTCAATCTCTTGACCTTGGTCTTGCTCCAATTGCTCAAACCAATTAAAAAGAACGGTCAATCCGTCATAAGTAAAATTATCCTTATAGGTATCATTCTGCAAAAATGAATCGCGGAATTGATAAACATTGATTGATTTATACATAATTAAAGCTCCGTATTGAAATTGTTGGATTGGTTAAGGTGAGCTAGTGTTTTGACTTCTTCTGAGCTTAAGCCATAGTAGCTTGGGTCAACTGCAAAGCGTCCGCACTCGCTCACATTTGGGTTATATATAGACATACCATTTTTGCTGACGCAATAAACGGGTTCAGCGTTTGCATTAATTGATAGAAAAAATTTGCTCATGTTAATAACTCCTTATAATGTAGCGATAAAAATTAAACTAAAAAGAACCAAGGCAAAACAAACCGCCCCAACATAATCCCAAGCTGTTGGTGCGTCCTCTTTTGGTGTTGCGTTTTTCATATCTTCCATAATCATTTTAAAGCTCCTTTTTTATAAGACCCCTACCAGGAAACACACACGCAGCAGGTAGTTGAGTAATTATAATCCCATGTATTTATAAAAGTAAACAAGTATTTTTATGTTTACATATATATTTAAAGGAATAGGCAAAAAAAAGGCGCTTGTTAGGCGCTTTTTTTAATTTTGCTTATTTTTTAAGCAATTTATAGATTTTTCTTAAACATCTGCCTATTTTTTACGCAAAAATTGAACATCTGCCTATTTTTTCAGCAAATCCACCAAATCGGGTAGATTTTTGACCCTTTCTACAAAAACACAAAGTTTCCCTTTTCAAAAGTTTCCCTAAAATAAATTCCAAACCAAAATAATTATTTCACCAGTGGTGAATCACGTTGACGATTAAAACGATGTCAGCGATTGCAGCTAAAACTAAAATTAAAATCTCTTTCTTATCCATAAAATACAAAGTTTCCCTTTTTCAAAATTACGTCACCACAATCACCTGCATTTATGTATAACCTATAACCCACTCTTAAGAGTGGGGTTATGCAGGTTATCACAATATAAATACTTTTGCCCATTTTCATAACCTATAACTTACCATAACCAGGTTATGCAGGTTATAGACCTGTATCTTCTTTTTTCGCTGTCAACATAACTAAAGCTAACTCTGGATTGATAACTTCAAAATCTCGAATTTTATTATTTACAAAGTTGACTTTAATCATTTCTGGTATAACTAAACTACCTATAAATCCATTATGTTTTGTTGGTGTCATCTGATTGTTTATTGCTTTTTCAGCATACAGACCGTCACCAACCAAATACTGAATCAAAGCCGATTTTGACAGCACAGGCATACCCCCTACCCCTATCTCTGCCCCTGATCTCCACCAAGCATTTTTAAATAGTCGTAAGTTCTTGTCAAAACTTGATTCTTTCTGAGCCTTTACAGGAGCATCGGCAAATTCTATAACGGCAGAACTAACAGGCTCACCATCATCATCTAACCACCCCTCTATCTCCACTTTCTCTAGTGTGCAATACAAAGGTTCCGCCAACTCAGAATCTTTAGACTTACGTTGAACAATCTCCATTGGAGAGCTGCCTTTAGCTGGAACGATGCTAATCTCAATCTCTAAGGCACCGCGCCATGCACTAGAACCCCTTGCACGATGCTGTGCTTCGTCTGATACGCCAGTGTGATGCACCAGGATAACCGTACAGTTAAACTCCATCATAAGAGCTGCACAAGCGTCTAGCATGGTCTTAGTGTCCTGTGCGCTGTTCTCGTCACCTTTCAAGAACCGATGCAATGTATCAACTACAATGACACTAGGCTTTATCTTCATGCTGCGTAACTGCTCACACACCTGTTGATAACCTTGTGGAGTATTGAGGTCACAGCCTGATTTAGATACCCACATTGCCAACTTCTTAATCTTACGCTTTTGCTTCCATGCTGCGATTCGACCTCTAAGACCTGCGTGGCCCTCACCAGCTAGGTAAACAACAGTCGCTTGCTTAACCTTATTACCTGCCCAATCATCTAACCCACCAGCCATGGACATGCACCAATCCAATACCACGAATGTCTTACCGCCACCACTAGGCCCGTGAACCATAACCAAAGCATTGTCTTGCAGCCAGTTCTTTACTAGCCATGAGATAGGAGCAGCCTTTTGTGAGAAGTGATCGGCAGCCATCAACCATTCTTCTTGAGGTGGGTTGAGTAGTGCTGATAAGTTTCCGCCACCCAATAGATAATCATTAGCATCACCGATTTCAGGCGGAACAATTACCTTAGCGCCATACTTAGCACTAGCTTGGTCTGCGTATTTCTGTCCCACCCCTGATACATCATTGTCAGCCACAATCACAATCTCTTGCATTGCGCCAAATTTCTCACGGATGATACGAGTAACAGGCACCAAGTTAGATGCGCTATACGCTACGATAGTATGCTCGTTCGTGTTCTCGAAGATAGTGGCAGCAGTAGCAAAGCCTTCTGCGATGTAAATAATCTTGCTAGGCTCACCAAGTGACCAATAGCACTCTGACGTTGCGCCACCTGCGTGGTATTTCTTATCGCCATCTTCACCTATATATTGTATAGATGAAAGTTTCCCTTCCTCGTTAAATAACGGCAACATCAAACGGCCATCACCTGTTACCCTGGCACCGTGACTATATATACCTTTTTTCTTTAAATAAGAATGTTCAGCCTCAGCATGCATCCCACCTGACCATATATGTTCAACCGTATTAGCGGCCAATTCGTGCTTACGCTTTTCTTCTTCTTCACGTAAGGCTCTAGCTTCTACCATTCTCCGTGTATTCGCCATCTCCTCAACCATGGTAAGTGACCTACCAATATCGGCCCTGAAGGATACCTCAATGCCTGTCCGCCAATCACCAAACCGACCTGCTGGTACGCCATCGCTAAATACAATGTACCAACCACTGTCACCTTTCTTACCGCTAGTGCAGAAGCGATGAACCTTACCATCTATATATATATGTCTAGGTGGGGTTAATCCATGCTCTACCATTGAATCAATTAATTGCTGATCTGCTGGCTTGATAATCTTTTCTACTGGTGGCGTAAAGCTACCAATAATATTTGTGATGTTACCCATGAGTGGCCTCTAAGTATGATATTAATTTTTGGACAGTTTCATATTGTGGATTAGTTGACTCGTTCATTAAACGATATAAAGCGTTGTAGTGTACACCAGCAGCCTTGGATACCGCCATTAAATTAGAGTCCTTAAGTCGTTCTCTTACATCACTAAGTGTCATAAAGTTTCCTTTCTGTGTAAATAAATTTGCGTTTAGTGTTGACATATTAAATTAAATTATATTAAAATACAACCACTGCCTCAAATTGAATTGTTCAGACCGAGGCTTTACTTAGGAGAACTAAAATGGCTATTAGCCTTAAATCAACTTCTTCGCTACATACAAATGGCGTGAAGTTATTAGTGTACGGTCAGGCAGGAGCTGGGAAAACATCCCTGATACCTACTTTACCGAAACCAATTGTGTTATCTGCTGAAGGTGGTTTGTTATCCATCCAAGACGCAGATGTTCCATACATTGAGATTTCCTCAATGGAAGAACTAAAAGAAGCCTACGCATGGCTGACTGAATCTAAAGAAGGTTTAGAGTTTGAATCAGTTGCCTTGGATTCCATTAGTGAGATTGCTGAGGTAGTGTTGAACTACGAACGCAAACTAACTAAAGACCCTCGTGCTGCTTACGGAGCCATGCAGGAACAAATGGCTGACATCATACGTGCCTTCCGTGACATCCCTAACCGCCATGTATATATGAGTGCTAAGTTAGAGAAGTCACAGGATGAGATGGGCAAGATGTTATATGCCCCATCAATGCCAGGCAATAAGACAGGACAACAACTACCGTATTTCTTTGATGAAGTTCTTGCATTACGAGTTGAGCGTGACGGAGATGGTAAGGTGCAACGTGCTTTGATGTGTGACTCTGACGGTGCTTGGTCTGCTAAAGACCGTAGCGGTAAGTTAGACGCATGGGAAGCTCCCGATTTGGGACTAATCATTAAAAAGATTGGAGGTAAGTAATGAATAACCTATCTGATCTTTCAAAAGTATGGCTTGAGTTAAAAGAAGCCGAGCGTGTAGCAACTGAACGCAGACGTGAGGTAGAGGATAAGCTAATGAGTTTGATTGGCATACCTGTAACTATGGAAGGCACAGAGAACGTCAGTTTAGATGATGGCTACTCTATTAAGGTTGTAGGTCGCATGAACCGTAAGGTTGATACTGAGCAACTGCAAGACATCGCAGCTGCTAATGGATTGACTGAACATCTGCATGACCTATTCAGATGGAAAGCTGAGATTAACTCAGCAGTCTGGAAAGCAGCAAACGAAGCAATTACTAAACCATTGATGGCAGCCATAACAACTACACCAGGCAGACCATCATTTACTATCACTATTAAGGAATAATAACATGGCACAATTTAGCGAATCATTTGACATTAATTCACTACCTGAGCAACAGAACGACTTTGCACCTTTACCTGAAGGTTGGTATTCAGCAGTAATTAACAAGGCTGAAATCCGTGACACTAAGGATAAAACTGGTCAATACGTTGCTGTAAGGTATGACGTTACAGGCCCGACACATCAAGGTCGTGTGGTATTTGGCAACATTAACATTAAGAACAAATCAACTGCTGCTGAGGAAATTGGGCGTCAGGCTCTAGGCTCTATCATGCGAGCAATTGGTTTATCTCGTGTTGATGACACTGACCAACTAATTGGTGGTGCATTACAGATCAAACTTTCTATTCGTACTCAAGAAGGTTATGAACCAACCAATGATGTTCGTGGCTATAAAGCATTAGAAGGTGCGGCAATGCCTAAAGCGGCTGCTCCTGCACCAACGCAAGAAGATGGAAAAGCAGCGCCACCTTGGGCTAAGAAGTAATTAGGTTTTGGGGATGGTGGTATCGGCAACGACCACAAACCAATGTATCTCTTAGGTTGAGGACATCCCCATCTTTTACGGAGGTTATATGAACGACAAATACTATGAAAAACTTGGCAAAAAGATTATTGAATATGTCAACTTTAACAAATTCACTAGCACTGAAATAGGTAAGATATTTGAGCAATACTACGAAATATTAAAATATGAAGAAATGCGCGATTTAAGAGAGGTTGCAAATAAAAAATGAGCTTACTTCCTACGACAGTAAATTTAATTAATAAGTTCCATGAGGATAAAAAAGAGAATCCTCGCCCACATTTAGGATGCTCAGTGATTGGCCATAACTGCGAACGATGGCTGTGGTTATCATTTCATTGGGCTGTCATTCAAAGGTTTGAAGGTCGTATCCTGCGATTGTTTAGACGTGGCCACAATGAAGAAGCTAACATACTGCGTGACTTGCGTAGCATTGGTGTAGATGTTCGAGCTACTCAGAATAAGGTTGACTTTGGCAAACACTTTGGCGGATCAGTAGATGGGATTATCCATAGCGGCCTTCCTGAGTCACCAAACAAAGTTCACCTGGCTGAGTTCAAAACTCACTCAAAAAAATCATTTGATGACCTAGTTAAGAATGGCATGCAGAAATCCAAGCCAATGCACTATGCTCAGATGCAAGTTTACATGCTTGGCTTGAAGCTAGACCGTGGTTTTTATTATGCCGTCTGTAAAGATAACGATGAGATTTACACCGAGCGCGTTAAGCTAGATAAAGAGTTTGCCACTAAGATGGTAACTAAAGCGCATCGGATTACGATGGTTGAGGCACTACCCCCACCGTTAAGCACTGACCCAAGTTGGTACGAATGTAAGATGTGCGATGCCCATGATTTCTGTCACGGCTCCAAAGCTATTAAAGAATCTAACTGCCGCACCTGCGCTCACGTTACATCTAATGAGGACAGCACTTGGACATGTACTCGCTACGATGCCGTTATCCCATTAGATGCTCAATACAATGGCTGTGATGCACATGTTATCCACCCTGACCTGGTGCCGTATAAGTTTAAGCCAGGTAAAGATGAGTGGCATGCAATTTACATCATAAACAATAAAGAGGTTTTGAATGGTGCCGATGGGTTTAAGTCTAGCGAGATATTAGCTAATCCTAACGAGTGCGCTGAACCTAGCGACTTTACTAAAGAACTTAGAGAAACTATGGGGGCTAAGATTATATGAACTATTTAAGCGTATGTAGTGGAATAGAAGCAGCAACAACTGCTTGGCATGACATGGGGTGGAATCCTGTTGGATTTTCAGAAATTGAGAAGTTTCCTAGTCAAGTGTTAGCAAATCATTATCCAAATGTTACCAATTTCGGTGACATGACAAAATTTAAGGAGTGGAATATAAATGAACCAGTCAACATTCTCGTGGGAGGAACACCCTGTCAATCTTTCTCAGTCGCAGGACTTAGAAAAGGACTTCAAGATCCTCGTGGAAACTTGGCACTCGTCTATCTTGGAATTGCTGACCATTTTAAGCCAAAATGGATTGTGTGGGAAAACGTGCCAGGTGTCCTCAGTTCAAATGGTGGAAGGGACTTTGGTTCCTTCCTCGGGGCGTTGGCTGAACTCGGGTATGGGTTCGCCTACAGAGTGCTTGACGCTCAACACTTCGGAGTCCCACAAAGACGCAAACGTGTCTTTGTTGTCGGATGTCTTGGAGATTGGCGAAGTGCTGCCTCAGTATTATTTGAGCGCGAAAGCATGTCAGGGAATAATTCGCAGAGCAGAAAGTCGAGGAAAATCGCTACCGCCCCAATTGGAGGAGGCGTTGCGTATGGTGGCGCAGACCCAGAGTGTTCAGATACCGTAACTAGCAAATGGGCTAAGGGTAGCGGTGGCCCATCAGGTAATGAGTGTGGATTGTTTGTTGCAACAATGTCATTTAATGTTAATGCTAGACCTGATGAAATGAGATTTGAAAATAATTTATCAGGGACTTTAACTTGCAATCAAAGAAGTGGAGTTACAGTTTATGAAACACATCCTGCTGATAGCAGGGTAAAAGAGATGGGAGATACCTGTCAAACTGTAACTAGACGTTGGGGAACTGGTGGTGGCAATGTTCCTATTGCACATACATTTAAAATAAGAGGTGGCTGTGAGGGTGGTGGCAAAGGTTATCTTGGTCAAGATGAAAAGGCGTTTACATTATCAACAACCCAAGACCAACAATTATTTAATGAAATGAGAGTGCGTAGATTAACTCCGCTTGAATGTGAGCGTCTGCAAGGATTTCCTGATAACTATACCAATATATTTGACAAAACACCTGATGGAAATAGATACAAAGCATTAGGTAACTCAATGGCGGTTCCTGTTATGAGATGGATTGGTCAAAGAATAAATGAGGTGGAAAATGCTTCGTGAATACCAACAACGCTCAATAGATGAACTCTATGCTTGGCTATCCAATAATAAAGGCCACCCATGCTTAGTGTTGCCTACAGGCTCAGGCAAGAGTCACATTGTCGCTGCACTGTGTAAGGATGCAGTACAGAACTGGCCTGAAACTCGTGTGTTAATGCTCACTCACGTTAAGGAGCTGATTGAGCAGAACGCTGAGAAGATGCGCCTACACTGGCCCAATGCACCGATGGGCATATACTCAGCCAGTATTGGCAAGCGTGAACTTGGTGAGGCCATCACATTTGCTGGAATCCAGTCTGTGCGTAATCGATCACAGGAGATTGGCCACGTTGACTTGATTCTCATTGATGAATGTCACCTTGTGTCACATAAAGATGAGGGCGGCTACCGCACATTGATTAAAGAGTTGATTGAAATCAATCCTATGCTGCGCGTCATTGGTCTGTCTGCTACACCGTATCGATTGGGCCATGGCTTAATTACGGACAAGCCAGCATTGTTTGACGCACTAATTAAGCCTGTCGATATTGAGGAGTTGATATATAAGAAATACCTTGCTCGCTTAAACTCAAAAGTAACTGATAAAAAGTTATCCACAGATGGTGTACACAAACGTGGCGGTGAGTATATTGAATCTGAACTACAGGCGGCTGTGGATAACGATTCCAATAACTATGCTGTGGTTGATGAGGTTATAGCCAGGGCAGGTGACAGGAAGGCATGGTTATTCTTCTGTGCTGGTGTTGAGCATGCTTACCATGTGAAAGATGTGTTGCTCAAAAGAAATATTACGGCAGAATGTATTACAGGTAATACAAGTAATACAGAACGCAAGCGCATCTTAGATGAGTATAAGGCTGGAAAGATACAGGCGCTCACTAACTGTGACGTGCTAACAACTGGGTTTGATTATCCTGACATTGACCTGATTGCCATGCTTAGACCAACCCTATCGGCAAGTCTTTATGTGCAGATGGCAGGGCGTGGCTTACGACCAAAGAGTCACACGGATCATTGCCTGGTGTTAGACTTTGCTGGTGTTGTTCAGACACACGGCCCAATCACCAACGTGAACATAGAGGATAAGTCTAAGAAGCATGGGGAAGGCTCAGGAGAAGCGCCAGTTAAGATGTGTGAGCATTGCCATGAGATTGTACATATAAGCGTTCCAGTGTGTCCTGGGTGCGGCAATGAGTTTCCTAAAGAAGAAAAAGAGCCATTGAAGCTCCGTAATGATGACATTATGGGAGAAGGAGGTACCGAGTTTGATGTCAATTATTGGGAGTGGTCAAAGCATGTGAGCAAGACGAGTGGGATAGACATGCTGAAGGTGACGTACTATGGTGGTTTATCTGATAAGCCAGTGACAGAATACTTATGCGTAAAGCATGAGGGCTGGGCAGGTCAGAAGGCGCTGCAAACGCTTGTTATGCTTGCTAAGAAGTCTGACGCATACCTTGTCCCACATAGCACATTGCAGGATATATGCGATGCGATGAACGAATCAAACTGCCCACAGGTTATTGAGTTTAAGCAAGATGGTAAATACGCAAGAGTAATTGACAGGAGATTTTAATGGTAGCTGAAAAGGTTAAGTCTGAGCATTTGGAGCAGGTTGAGTTTATACAATGGATGAGGCGCAGTCACCCACAGCATCGAGTATTTGCTATTGGTAACGGTGGATTAAGAAACAAAGTAGTGGCCATGAACATGAAGGCAGAAGGTGTCACGGCTGGAGTACCTGACCTTATGATACCTAGTCTTAATTGCTTTATTGAGATGAAGCGGACTAAAGGTGGAACTATATCGCCAGAACAATTGGATTGGATAATTTACCTAAATGCTGCTGGTTATTACGCAAAAGTATGCAAAGGTAAAGATGAAGCTATTGATTTTATCAAACATGTGTTGACAAAGATAAAGTAGTGAATTATATTAGCA